AGGAATAATACGCGTTGATGCCCCATAGAGCTAAAGAACTGTGCCGTGAGCCGTGATGCGTGGTTACCCTTTTTTACCCATGTATCTCGGTTCACTAACCAATAGGAATAAATTATGACTAAAGAACCAACACACTTTGCCGTAGAAGATATTACCTTTTACGGAATGGACGAGGACAACCAAATAATCACAAACGATAAAGGCGAGGCAGTAGTATATCAACTTAAAGCGGGAGTACGATTTAAGCCTTTAGAATATTTATGTGAAGATATGACCGAAGAACAATTAGAAAGAATAGAGGTTAATCTATGAAAATTAAAATAACTAAACAAGATATTAAAAACGGAAACCCTTGCGATAGCGAGGCGTGTGCCGTGTCTCGAGCATTGAGTAGACATTTTAAAACTAATGCGGTCAGTACATCAGTTAGTAAAAATGGAGTGGATATTAGAGTTAATGACCAACCTTATTTTGTAGATGAAAATGATCGTAAAAAAGTTATCAATTTTATTTTCGATTTCGATAATTTAGAATTTGATAATGCAACACCGCCAAAACCAATAACATTTGAACTTAACCAATAGGAGAAACAATGGCATATGAATGGCAAAAAGAGGCAAGTAAACATCTTGTCGGTAGAACAATAAAAAAAATTAAATGGCTTGACGCAGATAGTAGCTACAAACTATTTGGGTGGGATCATCAACCATGCGAAATACATTTAGATGACGGGACAATCTTAACCCCGTCCGCAGATGATGAGGGTAATGGTGCGGGGGCAATCTTTACTAACATCAAAGATTTACAAGTGTTGCCCGTGTTCCGTGAGCCTGTGTCCGAAACTACTATTAAAGCGGTAGAGACTAAATACAAATTAATCAAAGAAATTAAAGAAAAAAGAGAGGCTAGTAAATGATTAAAGACTACAAAGGCTATAAAATTACAATCGAGAAACAAAAACCAAGCGTCACGAAACCCGAAACTGAAGAAGAATGGGACAAGCATTTTGAAACGCATGGGGGCGAAACTAAAGGAACTCACAAATACAGAGTAGAAGATAGCGAAGGTATCATTATTAATGAAGATGATATCGAGATGTGGGATACACAGGCTTGTTTAGATAATGCTATGGCAGATATCGAGGCAGAAATAAAAACGAAAGAGGATAATCATGATTAAAAAAACATGGTCATTGGATAGTATAAAAATTTATCTTACCAACGATAAAGGGGACGAGGTCGTTTTAAATAGCGGGGATTTAACCGATACCGCTATGAATGAAGTAATTGATGATGTCGAAAAATATGTAAAACAAAAAGGGGGAGAATTAGAATGAAATACAAATATACATATGAGGAGTGGTCACAAGACACACGAACTTACGAAATAGAGAGTGATAAACAATTAACTCAAGAGGAAATAATTGATATTGCCTCTAGTACAGGAATGAATGAAAACTCACAATATAAAACAAAAGACTTTGTTTGTAGTTTCAAGGGTACGGAGTGGGGAGACGATAGCCAATTTGAAATAACGGGAGATACAAAATGAGTAATGAATTTGAAGTACATAATTTTTATAACCATGATTTAAAAGAACTCGAACAAATTAAAGATGAATTTATGGGTTTATGGAATTCAGCAGTAGCCTTTAAAGAGGGTATGAAAGATATTGGAAAATTATCTATGGACGATTGGTATAAAAAACACGAGAACATAGAAGATGAAATGGCTTTTGAATATGCTGAAAGAGAATACAATAATGGAAATAGCATTATTGAGTGGCAAGGAGTAAATTATCGTTATCCTTGTAAAATTACTGATCTAATGGATAACGGCTTTAAAGATGTAAGTTATGAAAATGATACTTGCCCAAGTTATGAAAACAGTAAAGCAAATATTGTCGTTTATCTTGTGGATTTAAAAAACCAAGAGTGCCAACGATACTTTCAACATAACTATTATATTTATCGTTTTGACGAAAAGAAAGGGGTTCACGCTGAACCAAGTGCGAGTACCGATAGTTTTGAAGATATGTTAACAATAGTAAAAGCGTTAGAGGTAGACAATGTTCCCAACAATTAAAATTTATGTCAAAGATGGCGTAGTGTATGAAGTCGATAATTTACCAGATGGATTTCAATATGAAATTATTGACCATGATACAGAACAAAGCGCAACGGATTGGTTAGACGAGAAGGAAAATGATTGAAGATAAAATTTTAAGATGTTTTAACTGTGGACACATTTTAAAAGACAAGGACGAAGATAATTTAATTTGTCAAAAGTGCGGATTAATATATGACAACAACAAAAGAAAGGAGTTAAAATGGTTGACCAAACCTTACCAGAAATTACTGAAGTTCATGAAAAAAACAAAGCAAGGATTTACTACTATCGCTTAGAAAGAGATTTTAAAAAGTGGTTAGATCAATGCCCTGTAGAATTTGAAAAGGCAATAGCTTTAGGACACCCTAAAGTGATAGCTTATCAATTTAATCTAAAACAGAAAAGGAGTAAAGATGAGTAAAAAATTTACATTGGTTGTATTTCAAATACAAGATGGAGATTACGAATATTTTGATTATAGAAGTTATTACACTTCTGACTTTCAAAAGATGAATGATATGCAAAGGTTAGCCCATCATTTTAAAAATAACTTACATGAGGTTTTAATGAAAGAGAATCATGAAACTTTTTGGATTGATGATACTAGGACTTCTTATGTCTATAGTTATAAAAATATAGGTTTAGCTGAACATGATTTGTTAGAAAAATGTGAAATTTTGTTTAGTAAACCAAAATTATTATTTAAAAAAGAAAATAATGTGATACAACTAAAACGAAAGGTAGGGTAAATGGTTGTAAATAAAAAAGATGTAGAGGAACATCACCAAATTATTGATGTTCTCACCAAGAAACAACAAGAGTTAGTTAAAGAAACTAAAAATAATATTTTAAGCGAACGGACATTCCAAGCGTTAGAGAATTTATTTAATGTAATTGATGTAGAAGTAAAACGCTTTAATCAATCAAATATGATGAAGTCCGCTATGGAAAATGCGTACAATATTATACAGGAAAATAAACGAAAAACAAATAACAAATAGGATAAAATGAATAATCACGATTATACAATTTTTGGATTGCTTATATTTTTTACATTGGTAATAATTATATGAGCATGGAAAAGACAAAACAATTAGTTAAGGAATATGAAACTAAAGGTAAAATAAAAGTTGATTGGAAAACAGGTACAATCGAATTCCTTACAAAAGACAAAGACGAAATTAAAAAGATTCATACTAAAATAGCTTATTCGAGTCCCCAAGCATTATTAGATACAATGTGGCGTGGCGAAAGAGATAGGCTTAAAGAAAAAGATGAAAAAGATTTAGTCCCGTGAGCCGTGATTCATGGTCACAACGCTCATGGTTCTAATGCCCTCATGTGAGGACGCTTGAGCTATAGGGTAGAATAGGTAGGGGTATCTGTTCTACCCTTTTTAATTTAATTGTTGCATTTAATCAATACTCGTGCTATTTTATAAATGTAGTAGTTTTTTTCATAGCTACTCCCTTTCTATTGGTTGTTATAACAGGTACTACGGGGCGGGAGACTGCCCCTAGTATTAAAGTTCTAAAGGATTAATAAATTTATTAGAGGAATCTGAAACAAGTTTTCGTAAGTATTCAACAATTTTTCTTAGTCTTTTTCTTTCTTCTTTATCTTCCTCATATTTTAGTAATTGAAAATTATCGTAATATTTTTTCCATTTAATTTGTCGATCTGTAAATTTTATTTTTCCTTTTTTAATAGCTCGGATATATTGTAATCGTACATTTGAAGGTTCAAGGTCAGCGTAATAACAAACTTGTTGAAAGTCATTATCATTGTTCATGATCCAATGGTGTACTTGCATTTTTTGAATTGATGATTTTCGGTCGGATAAATTAATTGTAACATCGCCTAAAGCATTATTGATGACCGCTCTCCAAAGTTTAATTTCGCTTGATTTATCTTGCTTGACCATTTCGGTCGCAAAATTAATGCCCATAAGTTTTAATAAGTCTTGATAATAGCTCATGATAGTACCTAATTAGCCTTGGGGGAGCGTAAGAGTCCATTAGAAATTCAGTATCGTTATGAATTTCGTGCATGAGTTCATTTATTTCTTCACGACTGTAAGTAGCGACTTTTTTTTCAAAGTCTTTAATGTTACCATCGTCCAAAAGATCGTCAAATTTATAAGACATAGCTCTATTGTAATGTTTATTATTCATAGTTTAAAGTCCTTGACACAAAAATTTATGTCAATCTTCAACTAATATTAGATTTTATGTGAAATTACAAGTAATTGTTATTAAGCTCTTCTGAGTTATCTTCTCAGAAGATACTTAATAATTATCGTGGTAAATTTAAGATTTTCCGTTTAAAAGTTTTTTTCTATAGTTATCAGGACTAGTCTTTTCTTTTTTAGCTTGATAAACTACATAATCATTGACGAGTTTACTGATCATAGATGCTGGTGCTCTAAATTTATTTTTAGAGATAGCTTTTAAAACTTCGTAGTCGTCTTTTCTAACTGCAACGGATTTCCATTTATTGATATCCATAATTACTCCTTTGATTTCCCACCTATTATCTTAAAAGACGATAGATATCAATATAAATTTTTGTGTGATATTCTTATAGAATGATAGAATATTTTTTATTACTTGGATTCATTTGTGTAGCTCCTTTTGATAACCCTACAAATGTTAAATGCCTTAATTTTTGGGAAGAACCTAAAATTTACTATGAAAATAAAGAAAAATGTGTTACTAGGGCAAAGCAATTTCACGAAGATTTAGAAATAAAATTATATGAAAAAAACTTATTTATTGTTGGTTTGGAGATACAATGTCAATCAACAAAAAAAGTTGACACACCCGCATAAACTAGTGTATATTATCTCATGAAGGCTTATCGTGTCCAATGTCGTCAAGGAGGATATCTGATTGTCTCAGAATTTAAAAGACAAAATGACGACAAGATACAAGATGACTTCATAAACGAATTAGAAAAAGGAAACTATTCGGTTGAAGATGAAGAAGTTTATAGACCAGATTATTTATACTTTTTCTATGAGGAGATAAACTATGAGCCCAGAAGCAAACAAAGAGCTGTTGGCCAAGAAGATGGAGCTAGAGAACAAGTGGAACAATAAATACCTTATTGAAGGTAGAGTTACAGTTGACATGAAACCCATCGAAGAAGAAATAAGACGAGTCAGAAAAAAAATGGTCATGGCTGACGTAGAGATATGTAGACTCGCACACAAAGATTACCAACCAGATCAAAACGATTTAGTAGCTAACGGTTAGTTAGTTTTTTTGGTAATACTTTTTTTCAAAACAGGTTTACTGTTACGGGGTATTTGTCGCTTTATTATTTTCATCATACACCCTGCACAAAAATATTCTTTTTCATCAATGAGGTGAGCTGTGTTATTACAAATTTTACAAGTGCTATTCATTTTTTTTAGCACCTCAAGATTTGAACCAGTTAATAAACCTTGAGGTACTTGTCTATAAAACAAAATTAAATTATAAAAATTTTAAATAATTGTCAATTAAGAAGTTTCGCCCCAATTGTTTCCTATAGCTTTATCAACTACTGATGGAACTTTTAATTCCATGCAATTCTCCATTATCTTTTGAATATTTTTTTCATCTTCTTCTGATGCAACATCAAAACATAACTCATCATGTATTTGTAATTTAGGTAGATAACCTTCTTTGTAACATTCAACGATTGCAAGTTTAGTTTGGTCAGCAGCCGATCCTTGTATTAATCTATTTAATGCTTTGTATGTTCCTGCTCTTTTAATATTATCTTTTCCATATTTAGCGACAGCGTTTTCAAAAGTTTCACTAGTCCATAGTCCCCAATCTTTTGGTTCCCACATATCGAATCTACATTTTCTACCAAGCTTAGTTCTTATTACTCCCTCTTCATCAGCTTTTTTCATACATCGATCAGAAAGTAATTTAACAAAAGGTACTTTCCGATTATATTTTGATATAATCCTATCTCCTTCTTCTCGATCTAATCCTAAAGAATTAGCTAATTTATTTTTACCCATTCCATACATTAGACCTAATCCAATAGTTTTAGCTTGTTTACGATCTATACCTACCAAATCAGCTACCGTTTGGTGAAAATCTGCACTAGCATTAGCATAAGCCTCTACTAACTCATTAGAACCCTCATAGCCCTCACCAATAGAAGACGCATAATGTACTACCAACCTAGGCTCTTGCTGAGAATAGTCAAAAGAACCCCATCTATGGCCGTCAGATGGCACAAATAAACCCCTTATCTTAGGCCCGAAATCCTTATTTCTAGCAGGAATTTGCTGTAAATTAGGGTTAGACATGGATAGTCTACCTGATACAGTACCACCATTATCTGATCTAAGTTGATTAATTTCAGCATGTATTTTTCCATTATTAGAATATTTAGTAATACCTGTTAGGAATGTGCCGTGGAACTTGTTTACCTCCCTAGCCTGTACTATAAGTTTTGAAATTTCATGAGGAGAATTAAATAAATAATTTTGAGTAAAAGATGGTTCGTTGGTTTTTTCAGTTCTTGGATACTCTATACCAAGTTTATCGAACGCTTCGCCAATTTGTCGAGCAGCCCATATATCTATATCTTTACCCGTTAGTTTTTTTATTTTTTGTAGTAATATTTTTTCTTGGTCTACAAATTCTTTTTTTAATAATTCAGCTTTCTCTAGATCAACATCAATACCTTTAAATCTCATTTTAATAAGTATGGGTAATAGATTCGATTCTAACTCAAAAATAGTTTCTAAAGATTGAGTTCTTATCTCAGCTTTAAATCGTTGCCATAAAAGGAGCGTGAGCCGTGCATCTTGTTCCGCGTAATGACCAACATGTTCAGCAGGTAACTTCCACATTTCCGCTTTAGCATCTACACCATGCGAGGCCGCTGCCTCTTTTAAATCTGCTTCAGCTTTTACTTCTCCTAAATAATCAATCGCTAAAGCATTTAAAGAATAACTCCATCTATTTTCATTTATCAATGCTGCCGCAATCATGGTATCTACAATTTTACCTTTGACTTCAATACCAGAAGCTTTTAACCAACCAATATCGTATTGTGCGTTATGAAATATTTTAGTTGCAGGTAAAGAACAAACATCTTTCATATATTGTTTAACTTGTTCAGGTATTAAATTACCTCCACCAAAATGACCAAAAGGAAAATAACCTTGCCAACCCTCTACAGCAACAGCAAATCCTACAATCTCTCCTTTACCAAAAGCCCAACCTGCTCCAAGTCTTTCATTAATACCATCATCTCTAGTTTCTAAATCGATAGCTATTTCAGAATAACCAGACAAATCTTTAAATTCATTTGGAGCTGACCACATATTTTTCTTCATATTAAATACTAATTGTAAGCTCATTTTGTTTCCTCATAGTGAATTTCTCCCTCTAACGAACTAACTTGAGGAAGGGTTTGGTTGTTAAAAATAAAATCGATACCCATTAATTTTCCATTTAAAAAAACATTATCAATATCAAATACTTTAAAATTACAATTAGCCATGTAGTTAATATAATGTTCAAAAAAAGGAGCCCCTTTATTGTTATGATAAACAGGACATTCTAACTGTACCCACTTTGTTTTTTCAAATAAATCTAAGGATCCTTCAATAACTTCTAATTCAGCACCTTGTAAATCTAGTTTTATTACATCGTAGTTTTGATCAGGAATTACACTAGATAGTTTTTTAACTTGTATTTTCCTTTTATCAAATTCTATATTAGTGTTTTCTTCATACAATGAAGAACCTGTTGATTTATTTTTATCTTTTGCAAAATAAAAATCTCTCTCTTCATCGTTTTGGCCTAAGCCTACACAATAAAAATTACCTAGTTTTTCAAGTTCATCTTTATGTATGTCTTGAGCATCGATCATGTAATAATTTGCATTAGGATAAATTTCTTTTACTCTTTTTGTCCATGAACCTTGGTGGCAACCTCCATCAACAAAGTTATTTAAAGTTACATTAAAAGATTTTAATTTTTTATAAAAATTGAAATGATATTCGAAAGGTTTAAACATTTTTTAATACCTCTTGTTTGAATCTTAATGAATTATAAATCCCTTCATTTACAGCTTTTACTAATAGATTTGGATAATCTTTTATTGTATTAAAGTTCTTTTCATGTTCCCAATGAGTTATTAAAAAATCATCTTCCCATAAAAAGTAATTATTCCACATAAATTTATCTTTTAAAAATTCATTATTTTTTAAGTTAATTTCTATATATTCACTTATTGGATACTTATGCAATATATTAATTTCTTTTAATCTAAACCAGACGAAACTAAAATGATGATGATAACCTTTATGATTACTTTTTTCACTTTCAATAAATTTAAACGTCTCTATTAAAGGCGAGGGAGTTTCAAAATATCCTGCTTTAGAAATACGTTTACATTCATTTAAGAAATGTTTTGGATTATATAAATCTTCAACTACATGTCTTGCATAAACAAAATCAAACTCTTTATCTTGGTATGGGAAAACTTGGGAGGAGAAGTCGCACATTGAATAATTTTCTAAACGAGATTTCTCTTCTTCACTATGACCACAGAAGTGCGTAGCTTTTGAAAAAGGTTTCTGACCTGGCCCCAATTCTAAAACTTTTCCCACAGCTTTAGTTGCAATATAATTTGTTACTTCTTCTACAGGGGCAAAGTATCTTTCTTTCATTTTTTATTTTTAATGTCTTTCAAATGTTTTATTTCTAAATCACAGTAATGTTTTATTTTTTCTAAATCCTCAAACGGTTTACCTTTAGATAAATATCTACAAACATATTTAATTACATTTGCTTGTAATGGATTTAATTCATTTTTTCTAATAAACTCCCATGGTTGAATCGTAAACTGCTTGTAGTGATTCCCCCCTATCTGCTTATCTTGTGGAAATGCTTCATCAAATATATTTTTATTTGTCATCTTGTCTCCTCTAGATATATTAAATAATCCTTACCAATTGGGTAATGATACTTATAGTCTGTTGATAAAATATGTAAAGTATTTTTTGCTCTTGAAGCACCTGTGTAGTAAACTTTTCTTTCTCCACTTTGATCTGATTTATTTTTACGACTAAAGTCAGAAGCATAATCATTTTTACTTGCAAGAACAACATGATCTGCTTCTCCTCCCTTTACACTATGTATCGTATCAATAATGATCTTTGGTTCTTCATTTAATTGTTGTTGTCCATATCGTTTAAGTAATCTAATAAAATATATTTTTTGTCTTGAGGTAAAATTTCTACGAAGTATCCACCACCACTCTTTATTTTTCTTTTCATCGGGAACCGTGAGCCCACACCATTCTTTTAAAGTTTCAAAGTTATAGGTTTTAAAATCTGGTTCTCCCATCCAAAACTTGTCTTGCCGATAAGCATCTTTCTCTAAGTCTCTGATATATTTGAACATAATCTCTGCATCAGATTTGTTAATTACTTTACCATTAGAGATAGCCGTCCAGGATTTTATAGCTTGCCATTGTTTACGATCAAACGACTTATTGTTTTTATTATCTCCGAAATATAAGCCTGCCTCTTTAGCTGCCATTCTTAGTTCGTTAACAACTTTATTAACTCGTCCTAGTATGTACCATGTGCCTTCTTGATTAAAATCTATCTCCTTAAAATTTAAGTATCTTTTAACAGCACCTTCTTTATTTGAAGGTAGGTATTCTTTCTCCTCTGAATCTATAATTCCTCTTCTAATAATTTCTGTAAAATGATGTATAGCTTCTCCAAATCTTCTAGTCTTTCTAAGTACAACCTTTCGTCCAGGAAAATAAGTAGTAAAATATTTTGAATCTGCACCATTCCATTGATAAATACCTTGGTCATCATCTCCTGCTAAATATATTCTGTTAGATTTATTAGCTATTTTAAATAATACTGACCATTGTAATGGAGTAAAATCTTGAGCTTCATCTAATATTAAAACATCAAGTGCTGGAAAATCTATTTCATCTATAGCCTTAGAAATCATATCAGTAAAATCAATAAAGGATCTTTCGCCACCTCCAGTTTTATAATGTTCATAGGTAGCAATCTTTCTTTGAAACACATCAATATTATCTTTCTTGTAAGACTCTTTTTTGTATACTTTTATTGGATCCTCCATCATGTTTCTTGCTTTATCATAAATAGATAAAGACCAATCTTTATAAATAAATTCATCGTCTTCTAATCGGTTATCCGATCGTTTCAAAATACTTTCTTGTAATGCGAAATCAATCATACAACTTTTAATATCAAACACTTCTTCAGAAAAATATCTACGACAATACTTATGCAGAGTTTTAAATCGTGTAAAATTTTCAATAGTGTATTGAGGAAACGCAGATAAAGCTCTTTCAATTGCAGTATTTACTGCTTTGTTTGTAAAAGATATAAAAGCAATCTTCTCTGGTCTAATACCATTTCTCAAATGTTTTTTTAGAATCCTTTCAATTAATGTATATGTTTTACCTGTTCCTGGTGGCCCATATATTTTAATCGTTTTCTTGTGTAGACTTTTCAGTCTTTGGATTTCTAAACTTTCCTGTGTGGTAGTCATCGTCCATTTCCGTTAGTGATGTATCAATTTTCTTTGGTTTATGTTTTTTAATTTCTTGGTGATTGATAAACTCTGGCATATCAACAGCCCAAATATTTTTCTCTCCTTCATGATATTCTAATCGTTTACAATTTAGTAAACGTAAAGCTTCCATTGAATTATTAAACGCTTTGTTCATTTTCTTCTTCATCCAATTATCTAAGGTAGTCCTTTTAAAATAACAAACATTAGTTTTAGAATCTAATACGACATATCCATCTTTTAGTTTTCTAAAATCATCTTGTTCTATTGTATCTTCAAAAAATTCTTTAAGGGTTTGATAACGCATATCTTCTAAAGTTTCTAAATAATTAAACTCATCAGACTCTTCAGCTTTCTTAACTAAACCATCTAAGAATAAATCCCAAACGATAATATTTTTTCTTTTGGGTAATGTTTTCCAAAGTATTTTATAATTTAATAGTTTCTTTTTAAAATTAAGTTCTGAGGCTAAGTCTTCTGGTTTAACCATAATCTTTTCCCCTTGATATTTAAATTGATAAAAAGATTCTTTGATATCTCTTATAAACATAACATCTTCAAATTCATCTATGATTGCAGGTGCTTCTTGAAATATACCTAACGATCTATTTTTACATAAATCTTTATTACATATGGGTGTAATTGCATTTAATTTAGGTGGACATTTGTAAAAGTATCCTCCCTTCTTAACTGATTTAGCAATAGTAACTATTTCTTTCTCTGGTAGTGGTATTGTAAATATTTCTGTATTTCTTTTCTTAGCTATTTCTGTTAGTTCAGATATAGATAAGTTCTCATCTTTCTTACATTCTAAAACTAAAACATTAAATAAAAAATCGTTTCTATGATTACCAGACCATTTTTCTTGTATCATTTTTTGAACACAAGGCGGATAATCTTTCCAAGAATTTTCTGGTTCATAGTTTGTTGCTTTAAAGTTTTTAATTTGTTCTAAACTTACCCTTTTAAGTTGTGCTAATTCTATAAAAGCTTCTAACATGATCGGAGTTCCATCATTATTATATGCAAACTCTGTAGTCATTTTTGCATTAAAGTATGGCATACCTAATGCTTTATTCATTGGAAATACTTCATTAGCCATGAAGTAATCATTGTTCCATTTGTTTAAAATTTTTAAAACATCTACTTTGTTTTCCCAATCTTTTAAAAATAAAAATATGTGTAGCCCACCAGATTTTGATCTGACAGGTATAAGAGGTAAATTATTATTTTTTATGATGTCTATATATTTTTTAGAACTATAATCTTTATAGCTTTGAGGATCGACATCAATGCACCCCCATTTAATTTTATCATCACGTTCTGGTCTAAGACCAATAACGTATTTCCCTTCTAAGTGATCTTGCCATAAGTCAGCGGTTACTGGTTCGTGGATCGTGAGGTAGTCAGCTTCCCTCTTCCCCCTTTCATCTTGGCCACCCGTTAGGGTGACCTTAATGAATTGACCAGAGTCGCCTTCAAACAACTCTAGTAATTTATGTTGCATTAGAATGGTGTAGTTTCGTTATTACTAACTTTTTTTACGTTAGTTTCACCTTCCTCTTCAAATGCTACTTTACTAAAGATGTCTTGTTTTTTACAACTTTCATAAAAAGCTTTTGATGTTTGTAATGCATCTAGACTTTTAGATGGATCTAAAACCGAATCAAATTCGATTGTCCAACCATACC